GAATAGGCTATATATTTGAAGAGGTAAAAGCCGTAGCTTATGTAGGAGTAGAAGAAACAAAGAAACCAAAGAAAACTAAAGAAGAAGATGAAAATAACTGAGATAAAAATAGATAGCGAAATTAATCTAAGGACCAATGAAGCTTCTATAGATTTGTATTTAAATGCTGAAAATGATATACAATTATTGAGTGATATAATTAGGTCGGGAGCTTCTACCTTTGAGGTGGTACTAAAAGACGGATTAATCTCTATTAATTCATTTACACCATTAACAACTGAAGAAGTTAACCAGGAGAAAATTAAAGCCTTGCAAAAAGGAATAGAGGACTTGAGTGGTAAAGCAGTAATAGCAATAAGTAAATAATGAATAACTATCTATTCTCAATTAAGAAGATTTCATTTGATTATGATGATACTCTAAGTACTAAAAAAGGCTATGAGCTTGCACAATCATTAATTAAGCAAGGAGCTACTTTGTATGTTATTTCAGCACGAAATAATAAAGAGGGAATTATAAAGGATCTATATGATGATGCTTCCGATAGTTTAATCATACCCGCTACTAGAATATATGCAATGCGTAGCAACAAAGCAAAAGTCGAAAAAATAAAAGAACTAGGTATAAACAAACACTACGACAATAACCCCGATGTTATAAAAGAACTTGGGCCTGTAGGAATTCTATTTAAAAACTAATAATATGGGAAGGGTAAAACTAATAGAGACACCAGAAGAACTAATGAATATATTTGAAGAGTATAGAAGCTTCACTTTAAACAATCCTCGTACTAAATGGGTGCTATCACAAAAGACAGCTGAGATGGTACCTGAACCATTACGAGTACCTTTAACTATTGAAGGCTTTGAGATATTCTGCTACAAAAATTATAGTGATGTACACAATTATTTTGACAATCCGAATAATAGGTATGATGATTATAAGACCGTCTGTTCATATATAAAGAAAGAGATACGCAGAGACCAAATCGAAGGTGGTATGGTAGGACAATATAACCCGTCAATTACACAGCGTCTAAACGCTTTAAAAGAGCAAACAGATGTAACCTCACAAAATGATAAGATAGGCAGTATTACTGTCACCATTGTGAAGCCAACTGAGTAGGGGTACTTATACTCTTATTTTCAAATTTTAAAAAAAATATATAATAATATATAAATAGAGTAATAGGGGTAGGGGTAACTTACCTTGCTTTGGTATGGAGATAAAGAGCACAGTAATATTTCAGAAGAACCACGAAGCACTGGAAGGTGATCGTAGGTTTATAATTAATGAGGGTGGTAGTAGAAGCTCGAAGACCTACAGCCTTTGTCAGCTTGTTATAGTCTATTGCTTGCAGAACCCGAATAAGGTGGTGTCAATTATTCGTAAGACATTCCCTGCATTGAGGGCAACGGTGATGCGTGACTTCATAGAGATACTCAAAGAAACCGAACTATATAGCCAAGAGGCCCACAATAAGAGTGAACACATTTACAGCTTCGGTAATGGGTCCATTGTTGAATTCTTTAGTGTAGATGATGAGCAGAAGATAAGGGGACGCAAAAGAGATTTAGCCTGGTGTAATGAAGCCAATGAATTATACTTCGATGATTTCACACAGCTGAATATGCGAACTGAGTCTAAGCTAATCTTTGACTACAACCCTAGTGATAGTGCAAGTTGGTTATACGAGCTACCAAAAGACGAAAGCATATTGATTAAGTCAACATACAAAGATAACCCCTTCCTACCTGAAAGTATTAAGAAACAAATTGAAGACCTTAAACGAACCGATGAGGCACTCTACCAAATCTATGCTTTAGGTGAGAAGGCTACGAGCAAGAGCAACATCTATTCTCAGTGGACATTTATACAGCACAGGCCGGCAAGGTTTGTTAACTATGTTTATGGTCTTGACTTCGGGTACAATCACCCTACAGCTTTAGTGCGTGTCTATTGGTGTGATAATGATATCTACATTGAACCTGTTATCTATGAAAGCTACTTGACTACTACCCTACTGATTGAGCGTATGAATAGCTTAGAGATTGAAAAGCATATCACAGTACTTGCCGATTACTCAAGGCCCGAGATAATCAAAGAGCTAAACAACAGCGGGTACGATGTACAGAACGCTAACAAGGTAGTGAAGAAAGGTATTGATAATGTAAAGAGCTTCGGGGTATGGTGTGAAGATAGCAAGCCATTGAAGCGGGAGTACGAGAATTACAAGTGGAAGAAGATAGGAGATTTCATAACTGACGAACCTGTCAAGCTATTCGACGATGCTATGGACGCGGTGCGTTATGCGACTACTCACATAAGGCAAGAATACTACACCGATGATAGTTACTATGCGTTCTAGAAACACGAATGCCCTTTAATCTAATATAGTAAAACACAATCAATGGCCATAACAAAGATAGCAGAGCCGTATTCATTTACACCTGCATACAACCCGATTAAGTTTATTTACAAATCTACCAATAGCAATAATTTAGGTTTCAAATATATCTATGATATCTATGAGAGTGGAACGGCAAACAAAATTGCTGAGTATAGAGTACTGCCTGAATTCTCTACAGGTAACGGCATAATTGATTTAACAAAATTGCTACAAGCAAAGGTTACATTTAACCTAAAAGAAACAGCACCTGTTGCATACACTGCATTTAACTCATACTACAAGTACGATGTTAAAGTAGGTGAGGAGTATTTGACGTTTATCTCGTATACATTTGCATTGACTTCTTCAAGTGGTAAGGTTCAAGTTAACGTAGCCAATTCTTTTGCAGTAGGTGACCAAGTGACAATAGCACAGGCAGACTTAGGAGTAGCTAACCCACAGCTCGAAGGGTTGTTTACGGTGATCAGTGCGACTGCAATTTCATTTGTAGTCAACAGCTCATTTTCTGCTGTCACCAATGTTAACATAGATGGAACGGTAACCTATTCAGACAATCGTAAAACAATCACTAGAAATGTAGTAACTAATCTTAATCACTATGTATTCAATGGTGCTTTTAGATGGGTAGACTTCCCTAGCTACTTGCCAGGTACCTATGCTTTGAACGGTGCTAATGATTTGTTCTTTACCAACCAACCGCTAGAATTTTCAGCTACACTTTCACAGGATATAATAGCACAGGTATACAGCAACAATGGATTAACCGATACGATGTACTTTAAGAATAGTGACGGTGATATCTTTACTAAGAATGTAACTTTAGGTAGTGTACTTGGTCACGTACCTGTAGGGCCAAATAACGTAGGATCTCTTACTGTAGTGTCGGGGTCTTTACCTTTAATTAAGCCTACTACTGAATATTATACTTATTGGTATGATAGGGGAGCGGGTCAAGTTTCAACAATGTACCAGGTTAACATTGATAGGAGAATAAGAGGTGAGGAGTATTCAATTCTATTCTTAGACCGTATGGGTTCGTGGAGCTCATTTGCTTTTACTTTGGCTAACTATGAAACAGGTAATGTCACTAGAGAATTATTCAGTAAAGATGTACAAGGTTATATATCGGGTACAATGTGGAACTACAAAACAACGGATAGGGGACTAAGCAATGTGTATACTTCAGTAGACAAGTCAATTGAATTAAACGGCAACTATATGAGCGAAGATATGGCTGCATACTTTGAGGAACTAGTGAGCTCACCTGTTACATATATTAAGTACAGCAACTATGCAGAAGATTGTGATACGCCTAGCAGTGATTTGTACATAAGCTGTAATGTCACTACCTCAAATTTTAGTATCTTTAAGCAAAAGAATAAAAACCTAATCAAGCAATCGATTACAATCACATTTGCAAATAAAGACTTAGTCAATGGTTAAGATACAAATAGGTACAGGATATTTAGAAACTAAAGAAGGTACGGCTTTCCCTTTGAACTTTCAAGTGGGGGACATAAGAGATTTATCACTTCGCAAAGGTTCATTTAGTAAGACAATTACCTTAACAGGTAGTAAGAACAATAACGACTTGTTAAATCATTACTACGATGTTAACATACAGGCGGGTACATTTGACATTAACAAAGTAACTAAGTGTGCGGTTATTCAAAACGGTGTACCTATCATAGAAGATGCTTTGCTTCAATTGGTCAATGTAACTAAGCAACAAGTCACAGGTAACCACGAAGAGTATGTAACCTATGAGGTATTGATTAAAGATACTAAAGCAGAATTTTTTACAGCGATCACAAATAAAGAATTAACTGACTTAGACTTCACTGACTTAAACCACAGCTTCAACTCTACGGCAATAACAAACGGTTTCAGTAATACAGTAGCAAACGGCTATAAGTATTTCTTACCTGGTAGCGGTGACACTACCTACGGCATAAATGAATTTAAACCCGCTATATTTGCTAAGACTTATTTTGATAGGATATTCTCTGCTGCGGGGTTTAGTTATGATTGGAGTGCTTTAACTGCTGCAAGGTTTGACAAGCTATTCATACCTTACAACGGTGACGCTAATAACTTTGATTACAACGACTTTCTAGTACAAGCTAGTACAACTTACACGACAAACAAAATACAGCTGTTAGGACAAAACAATACTTTTCAGCAAGTGATTAATACAGGGTGGGTAGAAACAATTGACACTCAGAATTTATTTAATCCCGCTACAGGAAGTTATGCCGCACCATTTAATACAACCGCTTTACAATCTCAATACTATTTCTATGAGGTAGTTATTTATTATGATGTACTTATAAACAATACAAGCGGGGTACCTGCATACCCTACATATACACCGAACCAATTAAACGGTACACCAGGTACGCAGACATGGACTAACATACAATACAAGCCATTTTTAAAAACTATCACAAACGGTGCTAATGATGTAACGGTTTATCTAAACACTTCAGCACAGCCAATACTAGCAGTAGCACCAATAGTAGGAACTACACTACCAACAGGCACTACGACTTTATACACAGCTACTACAAGCGTAACGGTTTTAGCTACAGGCACAGGTATAACACCTACAATATTAGCGGGTCAAATTGTACAACTTGCAGCGGGTATTGAGATGAGCTACTCAAACAATAGTAACTCAACTTTTAGATGGCGTAAAAATAATGCGTTTGGTCCTAATGCTCAGGTAAATGTTAACCTAAGAATAAACGACATAAACATAAAGATACTGCCTAGCCCTAGCGTTATAATTGGAAGTGGTACTTTAAATGTTAATCAATACATACCCGCTAAAATTAAGCAAAGCGATTTCGTTAAGTCAGTATTTCAGATGTATAACTTGTATGTTGATATTGATAACGATCAACCGAATAAATTAATACTTACTCATAGAGATGATTATTACGACAACGGTAAGGAAGTAGATTGGACTTACAAACTAGATAAGAGTAAAGACCAAGAACTAATATTTTTGCCTGACTTATCAAATAAGAAACTTGTATTAACCTACAAACAAGACGAGGACGACCCCAATAAAACTTATGAAGAAGTAACTAAGGAAGTTTATGGTCAAGTAACTTATACTTTTGATAATGAATATGTAAAAGATGTTGACACCAAAGAATTAATATTCTCACCTACACCAATTACTAAGACAATCTTTGGAGCTTATGTACCTATGCTTGCAGGAGCTGCACCCAAAACAAATATTCGTATCTTATATGATGGTGGCTTAGGTACCTGTTCACCTTATAATATTTATGATTATGGAACTACAGGCTTAACCAACCGGACTACCTACCCAATGGTGGGACACTTCAATAATCCATTGAACCCAACCTTTGATATTAACTTTGCAACTTGTGATTTTTACTACTACTCACCTCAGAGCTTAACAAATAACAATCTGTACAATCTATATTGGAGAAGAACCATTAACCAAATCAATGTAGGTAAAATGCTTATAGCTAATTTCAATCTTAAGGAAGATGATATACAAGCTTTAAAGCTAAATGATAAGATTAGAATTGATAATAGTTGGTGGAATATTAATAAGGTAATTGATTACGATGCAAGCCGTAACACGCTAACAAAAGTCGAATTAATAAGCATTGATACTGAAATAGACTTCGCACCATTTATTAGCCATGTAGGCACAGGCGTACCCGCTAACCAAACGACTACACAGGTAGCAAGCACAAGCGTACTAAATACAAAGAACGATCACAGTAATATTATTATAGGCCAGGTCACAGGTGCAGTAGTAGGTTCGGGTAATGTTGTTATAGGTAAGAAAACAACAGCAACAGGTAACGGTTTAAAAGCTGCAGACGGTGGTATAGTAACCGACAACCTAACTTTAACAGGTACGCTGAACGGTTTGCCTTATGTAGCACCTCCTCAAAGATATGTAGTTAACTTAACTCAAGCGGGAACTGCTGACCCTACACTATCAATACTAGAAAATACTTTCAGTATCATAGAGTGGACTAGAGACAGTCAAGGGGTTTATAAAGGTTTTTTAATTGACTACACTTATGGTGATATATTGAATAGCCAAGTAGCAGTATTTGTAGGTAACTATAACAATAACATTTTGATAAGTGCTTATTACTCTAGCTCTGATAATTGTATATGGGTAACTACTACAACAATAGGTATAGGTTTAGCAGACGGCTTGCTAAACGACACAACAATAGAATTTAGAAAATATTAAGATATGAATGAAGTAGAGATACCATTAAAGATAAGTGGCATAGGTGCAATCAAAGCAGAACTAAGAGCTTTAAAAGGTGAGATAGCCAACGCTACTGATCCCGAGTCAATGGCAGCCCTTGCAATGAAAGCAGGGGAGCTAAGCGACAAGTTAAAAGATGCTAATGAGGCCGTAGCTACATTTGCCACAGGTTCAAAGTTTGAAGGTATAAGCAACTCGTTTAGTGGTATTAAAGATAGTTTAATGTCTTTAGACTTTAATGAAGCTGCGGAACGTGCTAAGGTATTTGCTTCAGCAATGGGACAAATAAAGCCTGATGATATTAGTAAGGCGTTTGGTGGATTAACAAGTACAATCGGTTCAATTGGCAAGGCGTTTGTTTCATTAGGGCAAACAATGTTAGCTAACCCTATCTATTTAATTGCTGCAGTTATAGCGGGTATTATAGCTATAGTAGTTTTGTTAATGTCTAAGTTAGGTTACCTGGACCAATTAGTAGAAGGTGTGGGTGTGGCCTTTGATGCACTTATAGAAATCATAAAAGAATTCGGTGAGTCTATGGGAATAGCTGCTGCTGAAAGCGAACAGTTTAAAGCAATGCAGGAAGCAAACGCTGAAGCTAATAAGGCTTATGAGCAGGGAGCTGTTGACGCTATAATGGTGACTAATGAAGTAGGTACGGCTTTTGAGATGGCGGCTTCAGGCGTAATGTCTAAAGAGGAAGCATTAGCGGTATACAACGAAAAGTTAGGTGATACCTTTGGAGCGGCTACTACACTGGAACAAGCTGAGGCAAACTATGTTGCTAAAACAGGTGCTTACATTGAAGCAACAATGGCTAGAGCTAGAGCAGAAGTCTTTGCTAAGAAGGCAGCAGAAGAATCGGCTAAAGCAATTACAGCTAAAACAAAAGATAACACTACAGCATTAGATAAGACAGGTTCGTGGATAAGCAAAAACAAAGCTTTAACTGTTGGGCTTACTGTTGTTACAGGTGGTTTAGCGGGAGCAGTCTTAGGTGCGGTTACAGTAATGAATACTAGTAATGAGTCTTTACACTCTAAGAATAAAAAGAGAACTAAGGAGCAGGAAAAACTACACAATAAAACTGCAAACTTATACGAAGAAGAAGCAAAGAAGGCTTTGGAAACTGCACTTGAATTAGAGAAGGCAAATAAGATTACTAACAATGGACAAGTAAAGAAAACTAAAACTCACAAAGACAATTCAAAACAAAGAATAGAAGAAGCTGAAAAGGAAGCTAAGCGTTTATATGATATTGAAGTGAAAGCAAATGAAGAGCGTATAAAACTTGAAGATGCACAATTCGATTTATTAAACGAACTTACTTTATCAAAAGACGAAAAGCAAATACTTGCAATTCAAAAAGATTACGATAAAAAGTTTGAACTAGCAAACGGAAACGCTGAGCTTGAAAAGTTACTAACGATTCAACAAGGTAAAGATATTGCAGAAGTAAGAGCGGCAACAGCAAAAGAGGCAGCGGACAAAGCAAAAGAAACAGCGGATAAATTGCTAGCAGCACAAAAAGCCGCTTCAGATTTAATCTTTGAACTTACAGCTACAGCAGAAGAAAAGGAACTAAAGGATTTACAAGACAAGTATGATGCTGAACTTTTAGTAGTAGGTGATAGTGTCAAAGGTAAACTTTTGCTTGCTGAGAAACTTGAAAAGGATCGTACAGAAATTGAGAATAAGTACGCACTTGAAAGGATAGCAACAGCAGAAACTGAAAGGCAAGCAAAGCTCCAGGTAGCAACCGAAGTAGTAAATGGTATTGCAGCTTTAGGTAACGCATTTATTAAGGACCAAAAGAAACTAGAAAAATTCAACAAGGCTAGTGCTTTAGTACAAATCGGTATTGATACAGCTAAGGCTATATCTTCTTTGGTAGCTATGTCACAAGCTAACCCATTGAACGCTGTAACAGCGGGAACTGCAGGTATTGCACAATTCGCTAGTGGTATAGTTTCAATTATTACTAACATAGCTAAGGCTAAACAATTACTATCTAATCCTGGTGCAAGTGCAAGCGGTGATACAGGCGGTGGCGGTGGTGGTGGTGACACAGGTAACACTTCAACAACTTCAGCTACCCCTTCAATTAATTTGTTTGGTCAAGGTAACAATGCTAACTCTATGAGCTCAGGCAATTCATTAGCTACAGGTGGGGGCATGACGGTAACAGCTATAGTAAGTGAAACACAAATAACTAATGTTCAAAATAAGATAAATAAAATAAATAAAAACGCAGAACTATGATAAGCTTACAGGCCCTAATAAACGAAATAAAAACTTTTTACGATGGACATTTACAAGTTAAGAAGTTTGGCTGTGATTTTAAAGAGCAGTTATTTAACTTTGCTACTAAAGACGAGCGTTACCCTATTGTGTTTGCTGTGCCTAATGGAGCGACACCTACCGAAAATACAACTGAATTTACTTTTGATATTTATTGCTTTGATATAATCCAAAAAGATAGGGCAAACATTCAGGTAATACTTTCAGATTGTCACCAAATACTTAACGATCTATATGTATATTTTCAAATGAGTAACAACTATACTTTTGATATTATTGGTATACCTACTTTCACACCGCTTAACAATGATTTATTAGACTACGCTGCAGGGTGGCAAATGACTATTACAATGTGCGTGAATGATTGGACCGATTGTGCTGTACCTTTAGTAAACAATATAGACTAATATACTAATATAGTTATGAGCATACCTAATAATTGGGGAGATTGGAGACCTAACCTAACACCTCACACTGGCAATTTACAGGCAACGGATTTGATTGAGTGCACTATGATTGTAGGCGGTCTACCTGTCAATACAGCCATTACAGGGGCTCAGATTATAGCAGCTTCAGGTAGTAGTATTGCTTGGGGTGCTATCACAGGTACGCTGTCAAGTCAAACAGATTTGCAGACTGCACTAAATGCTAAGCAAGCTACTCTAGTAAGTGGCACAAATATAAAGACGGTTAATAGCACTTCGCTTTTAGGTAGTGGAGATGTGGCTGTACAACCTACTCTAGTCTCGGGTACAAACATTAAAACAATTAACTCTACTTCTTTATTAGGTAGTGGTGATATTGTGATAGGTGGTGGTGGATTAACGGTAGGAACTACGGCTATTGCTTCAGGTACTATTGGTGGTATATTATTTCAAAATGGTAGTAATTTATTAGCACAAGACCCCGCTTTATTTTGGGACAACACTAATAAAAGATTAGGAGTAGGTGCAACGCCTACAAGTACTGTAAGATTAGATGTAAGAGCACAAGGAGCATTAAGTACTGATATAGCTTTTAGAGTTAGGAATAGTGCTAATACATTTAACGCGGTAGAAGTTTTAGGTAATCAACAATTTAATATAACTCAATCAGACTCAACAATAGGTAATAAATCTTTTGTAATTAAAAATCCAACAGGAACAAATGATAATCTTGCTTGGAATAATGGCGGATGGCTAATCGCAAGTAATGCCGCAAGCAGATATTCTCTTTTATCTTCGCCAACAACTACAGGCGTTTCACCTTTAGAAATACAACATTCGGCAGGAAATAGATTAAGTATGTATGTTGATACAAACAGTACATTATTTAAAATGGAAACCAATGGTGTGGGTAACGCTAATGAAATAAGTATGCTTGGAGGAAATATTCATAGAGTTTTAACAAATGCAACTTTATTAATGACTCTTGGTTATTCTACTACTACAAATTCTCCCGTTCTTGCTCTTTGGAAAAGCGGTAATTTTTCATTTTTTGGTAGTGGTCAATCATTGGGAGCGGGTGCTTTTACGGGAACAAATGTAATAAGATTAAATTCAGGAACTGCACCAACGGATAATCCAACAGATTCTATTTGTTTTTACTCATCAGATATAGTAGCGGGAAATTCAGCACCACATTTTAGAACTGAAAACGGAAACATTATTAAACTTTATCAACAAGCAACAGGTGGTGCTTCTTCTACATTTGTAGTAGGAGTAGGTACAGCAGTAACCGATGCAAGTACATTTGATGGTTATACATTAGGGCAAATTGTTAAAGCATTAAGAAATACAGGTATATTAGCATAAAAAATAAAAAATATGAGCATACAAATTAAAGCAACAGAAACAAAAGAAATTTTAATAGCAGGTACTGAATTTAAACTTAGTGAGGTTTATGGTAGATTAGAATTCGCCGCCAGGGCAAACGGTACTAATTTAGAGATTTCAGTAGCAACTTATGTAAATGGTGACACTTACACACAAGGTATGTTATTATATACCGATATACCCGCAGGTAATATTAATGCTACTTTAGAACCAGGTGAATTTCAGTCAGTAGAGACAGCTCACAAGTACGCTAAACTAGCATACGAGCAACTTGGTTATGAAGTAATAATAAACTTATAAAATGGCATACGCAAACAACGGTGAATTCAATGTACTTTATGGTACTCGCAGAAAGATGGCTAATGTACTTAAGAAAATAATCCTTAGAGAAGGTTTAATTGATTACGGTACGCTATATGAAAGTGTAAGGATCAATGCAAAGGTACCCGCTTTAGGTAACTTAGAAATTCAGATTATAGCAATGTATTACTTTGGTTTCTTAAACAATGGTGCTAACCTTTGGAACGGTGGCGTAATAGAACCGTTTTTATTGTGTGCTCAATTAACTACTGAACTAGATAACCAAGGTATAACTAATGAAATTTACGCTCAGTATACTGATTGGTTAACTAAGCGTTACCCTATTTTGCAAGTAGCTACAATTCTAGAAAGTCAAAAGAAAATCACTTATTCATTTGAGCCTATAGGTGGAAGCTTCACAGGTACTTTAACTTTTAGAGGCTAAGCTCTTTTTTCATACCTAACATATTAAACACTAACACCAGGGGTAACTCCCCTAATGCTTCGTATTTTGTTAAGTCACCACCACAAAGATTATAGATCATTAACTCCCAACTCCATTTTGTAGACTTCTTTGCCTCTTCAATTTCTTTTACTTCTTCGGGGTCCATCTCTAGCTTTTCTTCTGGCGTCAAATCTTCCTCACCTTCAGGGTTAAATAAATTCTCATAAGTCTTAAGGAATTTGTCCCTGTATTGTAAGAACTCATTAATAAGACCGTATACTTCAGTAACAGGTAACTCTAAAAATAAGTCTTGTCTATCTTTAGGACTATAGCTGTAAGGCTCATAAACTAGATTAGAGAACTTATCTACCTCAGTACGCTTATATCTTATACCCGCAATAATTGCGAGGTTCTTAACATAGTCACTAGCGAAATAATGTTCAAGGTCTATGTACTCATAAAGTGTAAGCTTACCAATTGGTTTAATAGTCAAATCTAAAAGCTCATTTTTAAATGAATTCTTAGGCTGTGACTTAGTAAAATCTAGCTCATACATTAAGTCGGACATATCTTCAATGTCTATGTCTTCAATATCTTCTAGAGGTATGTCACAAAGTATACTCAATGCCTCACTATTGTAAGAATATGAACCGCCTGTAGTATCTAAAGTACTTAATTCAATGAACTGCTCTACAGTTATATCACTCCACGATTGGGGTAGTTTCATTTTTTGCCTGTTGGTTAATCTTTTGTGCTATAAAATGTAAGTAAGGGATTGCAACATTAGCTTTTAACTCCTTAAATAACTTTGCTTTATGCTTCAAATGGGCTTCTGCGTAGTGCTCAGTGTTACTTAAGTCTTCACGCTTAAACATTATAGCCGTAATTTCTGCAATATAACCAGGTGCTTTAAGGATTACACACTTTTCAATTAGCTTAGTGTCACGAACTGACAGCTTATACTCACCTACATACTTGTAACCTTCAAGCTCGAACTCAGTAACTTGCACTAAATCATCTTTAGAGCCAAAAGCATTAAACTCTTTTACCATCTCTATGAAGGTATCAATGTCAGTGTCTTGAAAATCCTTCTCAGGAATTCCTAAGTATTCAAATACCTTTAAATGCTTTTCGATAGGGTCAAGCTCTTCATTAGAATTGATTGTAGTGATTGCTTCAAATTGTGCAATGCTTAATTCAGTTACTTTGTTTGGTAACTCTCTCTCTAAAATTGTTATCATAGTTTCTTTTTTTAACAAATATATAAATAAATTAATATAGACATGGCAAAAGATTTACCAATTTATAAAATTACCATTGACCCGCAATATGCAGAAGATGGTGAGGACTTAGGAATTGAACAAATAGCTTTTACAAATATGCCCGCTATAAAGGTTAAAGGTATGGCTTTTAATAGCGAAGTAAAGGTAATGAAGTTTGCAGATGATTTGAAGTATAGAATTGTAGCACCCGCTATGATACCAATGCAAATCTATAGATGTGATGATGATGGCTTTGAATATGAAGTTGAATTTTCTGTTGCAGAGATAGAGGCTATTCATGGTAAGTTTATGCAGGACATGCGTAACAAAGACTTATTTAATTTAGAGCACGATCAAAGCCAAACAGTACCCGCTTATATATTAGAGTCGTGGATTGTAGACAACCCAAAGCAAGACAAAGCTTATAGTACTTATGGCATTGAAGTACCAACAGGCACGCTAATGGTGACGGCTCAAGTTACCGATACTGAATACTACAACAAGCTTGTAGAAAACGACCAAGTAGGCTTTTCAATTGAAGGGTTTTTAGGTCTTAAATTAAAGGAACAATTAAAACTAAATAGTATGAACAAATTACCCGATGGTGAACACTTAATTGAAGGTAAAATCTACGTTGTAAAAGGCGGTGAGATTATCGAAATTAAAGATGCACCTGTAGAAGAAGTAGCCGCTACTGAAGAAGTAGAGATGGCTGAAACAGTAGTTGAAGAAACTGAAGTAGAAACTGAGGCACCAGCAGAAGAGAAAATGGCGGTTGACCCTACAGCAGACGCTGAAGCTATTTTGGCTATCGTTAACCCTGTTATTGAAGAGCAGGTTAATCAACTAGTTGCAATGATTGCAGACTTGAAAAACCAATTTGAAGAAGCAATGGCTACGGAAACAGCAGCTGAAACAATGAGCGAAAACACAGCTCTTTCAGTGCATGAGAAATTTAAAGCGTATAATAAATTAAACAACTAAATAAAAACAAAAATGAGAAAATTAAAATTTGATTTGGATGTACAGCCAGAAGCGTTATTAGCGGCTAATCCTGAAGCATTCTATTCGACTGCTTATTTAACTGAAGATGTAGTTGATAACTACCGTACTTTACCAGGTGTAAAAAGTAAAACAAAATTATCTAATGTGGTATTCGGTGACATCTTACAAACTTCTACTTGTGCATTTACTGCACCTACAGATGAATTGGGAGCTATCGAAATTGATGTTTGTGCTTTAAGTGCAATGGCTCAGATTTGTCAATTTGACCTTGAGCAGTCTTTTGTATCTTTGCAAATGGCTAAAGGATCTAACGGTGATTTCACTGTTGCTTCTTTCATGGATTACTACTGGAACGAAATGGCTAACAAAATCCAAGGTGACCTTGAATTAATTAGATGGCAAGGTGATACTGAAGGCGAAGGTACTGTATCTTTGTGTGATGGATATATCAAAGGTCTTTGTGCTGATGTTGCTGTAATTAGCGGTGGTTTTGGTGCTGTAAACTTAGGTAACGTACTTACTAAAATGGCTGGAGTAGTTGCTGTAGCACCTCCCGCAATTATCCGTAGAAAAGCAGACCTTAGATTTTATGTTTCTTCTAATGTAGCTAATGCTTATGAGCTTGCAGCTGCACAAGGAAACACACAAACTTATGTAACGCTTCCTTTAGGATTGACTTACTTAGGTATTAAAGTTGTTGTTTGTCCAGGTATGCCTGATGATACAATGGTATTAACATTAAGAGATAACCTTATCTACGCATTTGATGCTGAAGGAGATTCTAAAGCATTGAAAGCTATTAACATGAGCGATACTGTTGCTGAGCCTTATTTGAGAACTCGTGCTAACATGAAAGTAGGATTTACTCACGTTAACGGTGCTGAGATTGTACTTTATAATGTTTGTAACGACTAATTAACTAACCTTAAGGGGGGCAACCCCCTTTATTAAAACCCTATAATTATGGCTTGTGATGCTTTAGAAACGATTGTAAAATCGTGCGACAACAACAGCGGGGGTATTTACGGTATTTGGATTAATCAACAAGACAATATTGCAAGTATCACCCCAACTGACCCTTCCGCTTCAACATGGGAGATTTCAGCAATTACTTTAGATGGTATGGCACCTAACTTTACAGAATTCCAAATCAAAAGAAATACAGGAAGTTTCACAGAAGAGGCTGCTATTGATTTGATTAACGGTTCTTCTTATGTAACTCAAACTATTACTTTGATGTTTCACCGAAGAGATAAAGATAAGTCTAATGCAATTAAAATCTTAGGTTCAGGTCAACAATATTTGACTGCTATTGTTTTAGATGCTAACGGTACTTATTGGTACTTCCCATACCTACAAGTTACAGGTGTTGGAGAAGGTTCTGGTACAGCTCGTGCAGATGGTTCTAAATATTCCGTTACTCTACTTGCGGAAAATGAGTACTTGAGTTATGCAATTGAACCCGCTGCTGTTTTAGCGGTTATCTAATTACTGATTACTCTATTAAATTACCCTGCCTATATGGTGGGGTTTTTTATTTGTAAACAAATTGAACTTTTATAACAATATAGTTATGATTTATTTAGAACAAGGCGAAATAAACAAGGTAATTTTAACACTTAGCGAAGTATCTACTTTGGTTAATCCTTACTATTTGTTTGTCTTTACTAATGAGATGGACACTACAAGTGTGCCGGTCTTATTCACTACACTAGATACGAGTGATTATACCAATAGATATAACTTATTTTTAATAGATGAGCCCACAGAACTCACCTTAACTAAAGGGCAGTACATTTATGAAGTATATGAGAGTACAATTATACCTGTTACAATAGAGGACACTACAGGCATAGTAATAGAAGAAGGTAGAATGGTAGTAAGTGGTCCTGTAACAAACACGATATACGCATAATTATGGCATGGTACGATATTTTTAAAGCAAACAAAGCAGAAGTAATAGAAGGTTATCAATCTTTTAGTACACCCTTCCAAAAAGTAGGCGGTGCTAACCTATCTTTGCCTTATGTTAATGGTAGATTTTCGGTTGCTAACTACATACCGTTTGGTGAAGGTAACTTATATCCAGAACTACTTAATCAAATGTACTATTCTAGTCCCTTACATGGTGCAA